GTAATTGGAGAAAATGAGTTTTCGGACATGAAAAACATGTCTTCAGATGTTTTCCCGGCGATAGCGGTCAGAAAGCCAAGAGGAGAAATCCTGAAAAGTTTATCAAAACCTCATGGGATCATTTATAAAAATGGTTTGGCCTATGTGGATGGGACAAAGCTGTATTACAAAGATAAAGAAATTGCAACAGTCCAGGATACAGATAAGCAGCTGGTGAGTTTGGGAGCCTATATTGTGGTATTCCCGGATAAAATTATGTATAACACATCCACTGGAGAAAAGACAGCATTAGAGGCTTCCTGGAGCCAGGCTGCAACAGCAACATTTGCACAGACGACAACCGGAAGTACCATGGTAAAGATTAGTTGTACCGGAATCGGAAAGCAATTTAATCAGTTTGACGGTGTGGAAATATCCGGTTGTACAAACAGTAGCTTTAACAAGACTACGGTGATTCAGGAAAAAGCAGATGACTACATTGTGATCATAGGTGATCTATCATCCAGCTTTACTCAGGAATCTGGGCTAAAGCTTACCAGAAAAGTACCGGATATGGATTATATTTGTGAGAATGGCAACCGCTTGTGGGGCTGCTCCAGCGCAAATCATGAGGTATATGCAAGCAAGCTGGGAGATCCAACAAACTGGAATGCGTTTGAAGGGATCAGTACAGATTCGTATGCGGCTACAGTTGGATCAGATGGAGATTTTACAGGCTGCCTGTCTCATATGGGATATGTGCTGTTTTTCAAGGAAGATACGATCCATAAGGTTTATGGAGATAAACCAAGTAATTTTCAGATCAATACATCATTCCCGGTCAGAGGTGTTGCAAAAGGGTGTGAGAAGACAGCATGTGTTGTAAATGAAACATTATTGTATGTGTCCAGGAGCAATGTATGCAGTTTTGACGGAGCGTATCCGGAATCTGTATCGGATGCACTGGCAGAGGTACGGTTTCAGGGCGGTGTGGCTGGTCAGCATAACGGAAAATACTATGCATCGTTACAGGATGTATCAGGGCAGTGGAATATCTATGTGTATGATTTAAAAAAGGGTATGTGGCACAAAGAAGATGATATGCAGGCTTTGTTTATGGCATACGGAGAAGGACAGCTATACTGTGTTGATTCCACAGGAAAACTTTTTACAATCAGCGGTTCAAGGGATGAGCAGATAGAGTGGATGCTAGAGAGCGGAGACCAGTTGGATGAAAGTGTGGAGTATAAGTTCTTAAAAAGACTGCTTTTTAACTTGAAACTGGATCCGGGAAGTGAAGTGGACGTATTTATAAAATGCGACAGTGAACCAGAGTTTGAAAAGAAAATTTCTTTTACTTCTCAGGGATATAGAACGCAGGTGCTTAATATAACCCCAGCCAGATGCCAGAGATACCGGTTCCGTCTGGAAGGAAAAGGACCGGCAGTTTTGATTGCTATGAGTAAATATATAGGATATGGGAGTGATATTCATGGCAGTATTTAAACCCATGATTATTCAGAAAAATGAAACAGACATAGGAAAAGTTGTACGGCAGTTATACCGGTTTAGTGAGGATCTCAAATATACGATTTCAAATTTGAGCCTGGAAGATAACATTTCAAATGATGTTTTAAATTCTATTACGGATAGAAACAACAAAGTAAGAAAAATCCAGTTTTCAACGGATGCGCTGAACATTGAATATGATGATTATGCTTCATCTGTACAGACTAAGTTATCCCAGTCTTCGGAAAGTATTCAGTTGTTGGTAGCAACAGGGAACGTTGTCCATGAAATGCTTACCAGAATGGAGATGTATGGAGAATATATCCGACTAACTAGCGGACACCTGATTATCGATGCCCAAAATATGAAGTTAGATAAGCCTGGAAATGCATATTTTTCTGGAAATATAACGGGTGGATCTATCAACATCAACAATCGTTTTGCAGTATCTCCTTCCGGCGATGTGTACATAGATGATGCTCTGACTACAACTACCTTAAATCCTGCGAAAGCTATCGTGGCTGCTAATATGGAAATTTACAATGATGATGATTACATCAACGTTATTGGGAAAGCAGCTACATGCAGCGAACTTTATGTGTCTGAAAATCTGAACTGCCGGAAGGTGCGGTACACGTCAGACAAAAGGAAAAAACAATGTATTAAAGATATTGAGAAAGCGGATTTTGCTGGACTGATACCGGTATCGTATTCTTTTCGAGATTCAGGCAATAGGGCGATAGGATATATTGCACAGGACGTCTACCTGACACAGGAGAACGGAAAAAATGCTTTAGGGGTAAATCGGTCGGGTAAATATTTAGAACTGCCGTATGTGGCTTATAGTGCGTTGTACGCAAAAGGAATACAGGAGAATCAGAAAAGAATAAACAAATTAAAAGAGCAGATCAAGAAGGTGAGAGATGTCAAGCTTTAATATGCCTGCGTTAGGTGGGCAAGATCAAAATATGAAAAAAGTTTATAGCTATATCCAAATGTTGAATGAACAGCTTAGATATAGCTTGAGCAATATAACTCCGGAAGACAATTTTGCAAAAGATTCTTTTCTTAAGTACCAGGAAACAGATGAATCCATTAGTCAATTGGAAGTAACTATGAATGGATTTATCAGCCAGTTTACCAATCTGAAAGAAAGCACGGAAACTAGCATCAGGGTGTTGAATGGTCAGATTGCATTGAAAGTGAGCAAAGATAAACTGTGTTCAGAAATATCAGCAACATCAGATGCTATTACATTTAAGACAGGATATCTAGTTATTGATACGAATAACTTCAAGCTATACAAAGATGGAACGGCTTCATTTAGTGGAACGATCAATGGTGGATCTATCAATATAAATGATAAGTTTAAAGTATCATCTTCAGGCGCAGTGAGTGTAGATGCCATAACCTATGCAGACACGATCACTACACAGGGACTTCTGTATACAAATTATATGCGAATATCAGGGAACGCGGATGTCAGTGGAACGCTGACTGCAAATACAGTAACGGTATCTGGTGATGTGTCATGCGAAACACTGTATGAAAGATCAGATAGGAGATTGAAGGAAAATATCAAAGAGATTCCGGATGAAATAGCCTTAAATTTAGTCTTGGGAATGAGACCGGTTACTTTTAAGTTTAAAGATTCCGATCAAAGGTCAATGGGATTAATTGCCCAGGAGCTGGATGCACTTCAGAAAAAGCTTGGAACAAATCTTCCTTTGGTAGATCATTCCGAAGAATACTTATCAATTCCATATGGAAACAACAGCGTATTATTTGCTGGAGCAATAAAGGCGCAGCAAAAGGAAATCAAAGAATTGGAAAAAGCTTTAAAAGAGATTAAGGAGGCAGCTTAGTGAAGATTGTTTTTGAAGAAAGTGATATTAATACAGCACTGATCGCATTAAATCAGTTAAAAGTTGAGGGAGTAACACAGGCAGGGATTCTGCTTACAATCAATCGAATGCTCCAAAATGGAGAAAGAATGGAATCTGAGACTAAGGACCAGCCGGAAGATAAGAAAGGGGAATAAGTATGGCAGTTGCATCTATTGTTGATTATTTGAAAAGCCGTAACATGGACAGCTCTTACGGAGCCAGAAAAAACCTTGCATCTCAGTATGGAATTACTGGATACAGCGGAACTGCACAGCAGAATATGTCACTGTTGAAGTCATTGCAGCAGCAGTCTCAGAAATCACAGGCAGCGGGGCAGCAGAGTAATGCCAACAACCAGAATCAGAACGTAACAATTACACCGGTGAGCGATGATGGCAAGACCGGACCGGGACATCCGGCGGCTACATACTTGACGGATTATAACTATGCAAAGTTTTCGCCATCTGCACGGACAACGGATTATGCTGATCGATTGGATGAAATTGAAAATAATAAGCCGGATGAATACTATAGCAAGTATCAAGGAACAATTGATGGGATCATTGATAATATATTAAACAGGAAGTCATTTGACACGAATAGTGTATATGATTCAGATCTGTATAAAAACTACCGGGAACAGTATATCCAGCAGGGACAGAAAGCCATGAGGGATACCATGGGAGCAGCAACAGCGGCTACAGGTGGTTACGGATCCACTTATGCACAGGCAGCAGGACAGCAGGCGTATGACAATTACCTGAGCCAGCTGAACGATAAGTCATTTGACATATATGACCGTGTATATCAGCAGTATCTGAATGAAGGACAGGAGCTGTATAACCGTCTGAATGCAGTAAATAACCAGGATAACATTGATTATAGCAGGTATAGAGATAGTGTAAATGATTACTACAATGATCTAAATTATTACGCTGGACGATATGATAGCTCATATAACCAGGATTTTGGAGCATATCAGACAGACCTTTCTGCGCAGCAGTGGGCGGAACAGTACGCATACCAGAAGACCCAGGATGCACTTGCACAGCAGAACTGGCAGACCCAGTTTGATTATCAGAAACAGCAGGATGCATTACAGCTGGAATTGCAGAGACAGCAGTTGGCGGCATCACTGGCTAAAAAAGCATCCGGAGGTTCGTCTGGTAGATCTTCAAAGGGATCCTCCAAGAAGTCTAGTAGCACTAGCTCGGATCTTGCAAAGTATGTTGAGGATGCGAAAAGATTGATTGAAAGTAAGGATGGACATGGACGCACCAATTATAGCATAGCACAGGTAATTGAATATGTTGCAGATCAGTACCCGAGCTTGACTGATAGCCAGATTAAAAAAGTAATCACACAGGCCGGTGGTGATTACGATAAAGGTTTAAGAATACTGAAACAGGTAACTGACACGGATAAGTAAACAAGGAGGCAACTTTGGGGACTTCATTATCTAGCATATTAAAAAAGAAAAAAGTTTTAGAGAACAACGATGATACTTATGAAAGTGAATCGAATAGCACGGTAAGCGGCATACCATCATTTGAAGAATCTCAAAAAACAAGAAAAAGCGATTTGAGAAGCTTGCTGCAGGCTAAAAAAGATAAAGAGAAACTTGTTGAATTACAAAACGAGCAGAAAAGACAAGAAAGACAGGACTGGTTGCGCAAGAGTTCAACCAGTCAGCATACAACAGCCATGACAGATTTTATCCGGAGCGACAGGGAAAAAGTCGCTGAGAGTTCTATCCCCATGGCTGATGCGGTAAAACAGTACAACCAAATAAAGCAGCAAAAGTGGATGTTAAATGAAGCACAGTACGAAAACGACCTTTTACAGGAATACCGCAAAAGAAAAAGGATAGAAAAAGAGCAGCAGGAAGCTAAGGATAAGGTCGGATTTCAAGACGGAGATACATTCATTCAGTATACTGACATTCCTCAACAGAAAGATTTTGCGGATACTGTTAAAAAGGCAAAAGAG